ATGAGATCTAAAGAAAGAGTCAAAAAATTTAAATAATTTTGTTTGTTAATTAAAAAAAGTTTTATATCTTTGTTCTAATAAAATTATTATATGACAAAGTTAAGAAAATGGTTTAGACGCCAGTACAAACGTTTAAAGGTAAAACTTCATATTTGGGAGAGAGGTACTAGTTGGTTCAAGGCACCACAAGACACAACCGGTTATGAAAACATAACAACCGCGATTGTTAGAAAAATGATTAATCATCCCGACTCAAAGTTTACAATCGCACCACTTTCAGGTAAAAGATATATTGTTAATAAGACTTTGGACATTTTTATTATTATGGAAGATAGTAAAGTTGAAATAACAAATCACGTTTATCATTACGTATCTAGTTTAGGTCAAAGAGACATTGAAAAATTAACAAAACTTTATGACACTAAAGTAGAAACAGAAAGGGTGAATTACGAAGATCAAATTAAATCTCAAATTTCTAACACATTACAAGCAATTTATGACAAAATCTCTAAACAATCTACCATTGATTCAAACACCAAAAGGGCTTGGTGAAATAGAAAAAGTTTACATTTCTGAACTTGGGTTTTTAATGTTAAGAATAGATAACTTGGACGGCACCTTCACAACCTATAATTTAGGAAAACACGATCCGTCAAATAATATATTCAGTAAAGAAATATTAAAAGATGAACTCCAAGAAAGTCAAAGTGTTAGTTAATAACAAAACCATTGATGGGATCTTAGAAGAAGACCAAAAATTTTATGGAGGGTCAAAAGTGACATACCAAATAGAAGATAAAAAAAAGTGTATCGTATCATCAAAACTTATTAAAATATTATGAAAGAATTAACAGACGGAGAATTAATTGATTTGGCAAACAACCAAATTAAAATAATGGACAAACATGCAATATCACAAATAATTCTTAGTGTTTTAGTGATTATTCAAGCAGCATTTCTTATATTTGACATTATATCGGTTAACTTTTATTTTTGTATTTGGTTAATCTTTATGGTGTTATATGTTTTCCATAACAAAAAAATTAAAAAATCAGAGATAAAAATGCAAGAAATTTTAGACGAATTAACATCAAGAAATGTATGAAAAAGTTATTATTAGTTTTATTATTGGCGTCCTGTACGAACAAAGAGTATAAGTACAAAATTGAAGGTACAGTTGAAACTAAAGATGGTGCAAGACCTGCAATTTGGTACACCGACACAATTAGTTTTGATGGTGACACGGCATACTACTTTAATAGTGATAGTAGTGAAGTAAGAATTAGTCCTCCATACGTTATTAAACATACTCGTTGATTATGAAAAAAATGTTTTTTATTATTACCTTATTGGTATTAACCAGCTGCTCAAATTGGAATTACAAAGACATAGCTTATTTGAAATGTAAAAAATTAGATGAAATACATGTTCATTTATATCATCATGATAGTTGTGAATGGAGTTGCTTAGATTTGGATGAACAAAACGCAATGTTAGTTGACACGTTTAGAATTAAGTATAAGACGAATAAAAAAGGAGAAGTAACAAAAGTAAAATTAGTGAAATGAAAAAAGTATTTTTAGCAATTATGATGGGTGTTATGGTAACATCTTGTACAGAGAACGAAAGAGTTAAGAGTTTTGGTGGGGAAGGAACGATCAATCTACCAAAGGGACGTAAATTGGTAACAGTTACTTGGAAAGAGGCTCAGATTTGGTATTTAACACGACCAATGGATTCTAGCGATGTTGCACAAACATACCAGTTTCACGAAGAATCATCTTGGGGTGTAATTGAAGGGACTTATAATATTGTAGAAACAAAATAATATGACAGAAAGAGAATTAATACTTTTGGGTTTCAAAAGTGAAGAAATAAAGGAACACGAAGACGACGAGTCTTATTATTATGTGTTAGATATTGTTGACGGGTTAACATTCATCACACCAACAAATGAAGAAATTAAAGATGGTGATTGGTACGTTGATTTTTTCAATACTGATCCATTAGTTAGATTTCATGAGTTTGGTGAGTTACAAGGTTTAATAAACCAATTAACAAAGGCGATAGTAAAAAATAAAAAATAAAATAATATAAAAATGAAAGAAGATAATAGACAGTTGCAAGGTGCGTTGATGGAACAACACAGAAGAATTATAAATGAGATTGCTGACATCAAGGCAGAAAAGTTTGAATTAACTGAAGAAGATAAAAGAAAAATATCTAAATTAGAAAACGATTTAAAATTAGTGGCACAAAGACTTTACGTATTATACAATGGCTAAAATACCAACACACGATCCACAAACAGGAGAATTGAATCCCTATTACGAAGAACTAACAGGTGAGAAAAATCCATTATCACCCGAAGAAAAAATTGTAATACCAACATTTGATATGAGAAGTTTGGTCGGAAAAAATTTTAAATTCAAAGGTCAATACGGATTATCAACGTGGACTGATAAAGTAAAGGCGATTAGATCACACAATAGCGTTGAATTTGATGCACCATTAGACCTCAAAATCCCAAAAGAAGGTGAACCATTTAAAGCAAATCAATTTAAAATAATTGGTATGAAATATAAGTTTTTTGTTGTGTCAGAAAGAAGTGAACAAAATTATGAATTTGAAGATTGTATTTTTTTATTAGATTAGATTATGAAGTATTTTAGAATAGTTTCACTATGGATATTGTTTATATGGATAACATCACTTTTTGGTGAGTACATAGTGAGTAGAGAAGTAAACGGGTTCCTCCAACTTTTAAGTTTCGTTGGGTTGTTAGGAGTCCTTATGTATGTAATAAACGAAACAATTAAAATTTTAACAAAAAACAAAACAAAATGATTAGTGGATTAATTTTTATTTTAGGATTAGTAATTGCAGGATTTATTGCATTTACGACAAGAGGTGGTATGTATACCATAACAGAAGACAGATATGGTAATAGAAAGAATTTCAACATTAGTTGGTTATACAAACCGGTTGGTATCTTCCTTTTAGGTTTGGGTGTATCCATTCTTCAACCATTCGCCTTAGATAGAGTTGATGCGGGACACGTCGGCATCAAAGTTAATTTAACAGGAGATAATAGGGGAGTTTCAAGTTATGAATACAAGACGGGTTGGGTGATGTATAATACTTGGACTGAACAGATGTTAGAGTTTCCGACATTTCAACAACACATTGAATATAAAGATCAACAAGTTATCACTAAGGGTGGATTTGCCGCAACCATTAAACCGTCATTCAACTACTCTTTGAAACCGGCAGCGATTGGTAACATGTTTGAGAATCTTAGATTGGACATCAAACAAATAGAACAAGGTTGGTTGATGAATGCTATTGTATCATCTGTAAATGACGTGGCTAATAAGTGGGAAGTGGATGCTATATTTAATAAACGTGAGGAATTTGAGGCGGCAATTGTGACTGAATGTAATAAAAGGTTATCTAAATGGTTTACGGTATCACAATTAAGAACCAACATTATACCACCATCATCATTACAGAAGGCGATTGAAGGTAAAACAAAGGCGGTTCAAGAAGCACAAGCGGCGACACAACGTAAATTGGTTGCTGAGGCTGAGGCCCAAGAAAAAATCGCAATCGCAAAAGGTGACTCCGCAAAAGTTATTATTGACGCACAGGCTTTGGCCTTGGCAATGAAAATAAAACAAAAAGAGATTACACCTTTATATGTTGAGTATTTAAAAGCACAAAGCTGGAATGGAGTTCTGCCAACAACAGTTGCTGGTGGTACTGGAACATTCTTAAACATTAAATAAGATAGGTCAAGAACTAAAATTAAATCCTCACTTTTAACAGAGTGGGGATTTGTTTTTTTAAATAAGTTTTATTATATTTGTAATATGAAAGGGAAATTAATTAAAACAGATTTAAATTATATTCTTGAAGACGATAAAGGGGTTGTTATCGCATCAACATCATTAAAGAAAGAAGGTTTATCATTATCCCCCAAAAACTGCCGAGAAATTGAACGTGGTTATGATTTGGATGAGTTGGTAAAAAGAGAATATTTAGATGGATATGACACTACTGAACTATGTAGAAATGCATTCAAAGACGGTTTCCAAAAAGCACTAGAAATTCTTGGTGATAAGAAGTTTAGTGAAGAGGATATTGAAAAAGCAATTGAGTTTGGACATAAAACATACCATTCTTGGAAAGATAGAAATGAGGAAAAATTTATCCAATCACTACAACACGTTGAATGGGATGTTGAGGTTGTGATGGTTCCAGCAATGTCAAATAATGGTAATGTATATTATGGTGATATACCAAAACTTGATGAGAACGGTTGTTTAATCTTAAAAAAATTATAAAAATGGAACAAAGAAGTACACACTACGGAGACGTAGCAAAATGGATAGAAAAAGTAATTGACTCTTGTGAGACGTACCAACAAACCCACACTGCCAAACAATTGGTTACAAATTTTGCAAAACAATTAAGAACTAAATCTCCTGACAAGTATTGGAGAGATTATCAATACAGTGTTATTTGGCCACTTGAAGCGATGGTAACATCCAAACGACAATCATTCATAAATAAATCGGAATAATGGGAGAAACAAAATACCCAATAGGAGGATTTGTACCTGGTGATTATATATGTAGATGTGTTACCTGTAAAAAACCATATTACGGGGATAAAAGAGCAGTACAATGTGAAACTTGTGCTATTGAAATGGTTAAAACAAAAATTGAGGTTGCAGAAAATGGTGGTATTGAAATAGTCCATGATTATTTACCAAGTTTCATAGAACAGTTTGGTGATGGTCCACTTGGTGAATTAAACCCAGATGATTGGGACACACTACAATTTTTGAGATGGTTAGAACTTAATAACTATAAAATAATAAAAAATAAATAATATGAATAAAAATATGTTTGACCCAAATATGTTTAAAAACCTTGAAAACATGATGAAAGGTTTTGGTGACATTACATCTAAGCCAATGATTGACGTTAAGTTAATTAAAAAATTAATTATATTTGCAGGTGTAAGTGTTTTTCTTTCAGGGTTTAGTATCGGTATATTAATTGGTTTATTGTTTTAATATGATACTAATTAAATTATTATTCGTTGCTTGGGTTTTGGTTTTGATGCTTTTTGTATCTTGGATTGCACAATACCTTTACGATGAATACTTTAAAAATAAATAATATGTTAAAGAAATTAAACAGATGGTTTGAACTGAACTGGGGTTGGTTATTCATCAATGGAAGAAAACAAGAACAATGGAATAAATACTTAAAAAACAAATATAAAGATGAAAACAATAGAAGTTAATTTAGGAGTGGGGATGAATATGTTATTCCCAGAACCAATACAAATCGTTATTGACGATACATTTGAAAAGAGATATGAAAGTTACCGTGAGTTTGTTAAAACATTGGAAGATGTGGATTATGATTATATAACTGACGACCCAAATGAA